TCTTCGCTCAATTTTCCTCCTTGAGCGACTTGATTATACCATGAACGCAGCTCGGTACCCTTCAACCCTGTCCCCACGAGTAACGTCACAAACTCTATTGCTAACCACACGTGTTCCTCGAGTTGCACTTGTGGGTTCCGAGCAAAGTAAGGCCATTTGTGGAACACTGGCTTTATACCTTCATCAGCCAGCATGGGTATGACCTTGAGCCGTGGTAAGTCATACGCCCCTTGGAAGTCTTCAGCACACAGCAGAGTCTCGGGATATTCCATAAAGCCGTGATCAAGCTTGTTGTTGGATCGATGCGTATAAACCAGGCCGTTGCGATCATTGCTAAACCTTGTTAATCGACCGATGGCTTGCTTGAACTCTGACGGGCTGAGAGCAGTAGGTTTTGTCAACACACCACGGTTCTGATGGATGTTCCGACCGCAGACTAAAAACCATGGAGGGGGTTTGGCGTCAAAGCCAGTCATCATACTTTTGGTGCCAATTACCACGTAACGTCCCGACTTGATAGCAGCCTCCCTTTCGATCCATTGTTGACTGCCTGGCTTAATCCAACTTCCCACCATGACTATTGGAGGAACGTCGATGATGTCCACTCCCACGGCGTTGGCAACGGGAGTCAGGCCAGTGGCTGAATTCCGTATTGCATTAAGCGCCCACCAGGTTCGTTCCACCTCGTTCTTAGTGGCACATAGGATCATTGACCGTTGACTACTCTGGTTTGGGGTCATGCCATTCTTCATCTTTGTCGCCTTATCTTGAAATGCTGTGTGCCACATGTCTGCAACGGGTAGAGAATCCTCGAAAGTTTTAATTTCCACGGTCCAGCGGGGGGTCTGCCTTGACAAATGCTCGGTCGGTAGAAGTCCCTTCCATGGTGAGGGAGTCGCCGTGGTCATTATGACTCGTGCACCCCGGAGCTTCTGAACCACAAGCCGTTGGTAAGGTGAGCTTTGGTGTATTTCATCCAACACAAACACGTCCTTATCCAGCCTTAGCGCCGGGGTGCCGATTCGGGTCAATGCATGGTGGTAAGTCATCAAATACACTTTAGCATGCGAGGCTGGTGTCACCCCTCGCCTCAGTACTTGATACTTCCGTTTATGCAAGGGATCTGAATCGGAGCCCATGTTTAGATGAGGTGAAAAAGGGGTGGCCAACAAGATTCTAGATGGTACCATCAGGATTATTCGGCCATCACATAGTTCAGGTATTTCCATCATGTGATCCAAATAAGCCCGGACTGCGTCAGAAGACTTTCCACTTCCTGTGGGCGCCTGCACGGCAAC